AATCTGGAGTAAGGGGTACAGGTCAACCGCCTCTGCTGTGAAAACACAAATCTCCTGTATCAAGTATGGCTGACTCTACTCAGATGATGTAGAATACCATAGTTTCGCCCTTTACGGGCGAAATATGACCTCACTATCTAGATGATATTAAAACGCACTTCGTGCTTTGTGTCATTAATTAAAAAGACAACTGTAGTTTGAGCGATAGCGAAAACTAATTGTAACGAAGTTACAATTCCGAAGATAACTAAATATAATAGTAGCGCGTCGGAGAAGCAGATGAAAGTTTATGATATCATAAGTGAAGATAAAGAAGTTGCCGAAGCACCAGTTAGTAGAACAAAACAGTTTGCTAAGAAACTAGGTGCAAAAGGTCTTGCTAAAATCCCTGGTGCAAAAGGTCTTGCAAAAGGAGTGGCTGCGGAGGTTGACGTTGGCGACGAAGCCAATAGAATTAAGAGCGAACTTCAGCAGTGGATGAGAGGATCAGGAATCAAGAAAAGAGAACTTCAGGTCAGAGATTTCCTAAATTTTCTTGTAAATGCCGGATTTGGTAAAAAAGAAGCAATAGAAGTAATTAAAAAGCATGCTCCTGCAGACGAAAAAGATCAAGTAGCAACACTTACAGCATCACAGTATTCTGAAATTACAGAAGCAATAGATATGAGAGTTGTTGATAAAGTTCTGAAGGATCTTGTACAGAAAGGATTTAAGAAGCAGGCAGGTGGCAAACAAGCAAGAAGCAAATATGCTACACAGGCAGGCGGAAAAAAGAAAGCAGGGTCCAGTGAAGAGGAACTTAAGAAAGCAGCTGATATGCTTAAGAAAGCAGGTTACAATATTTCTAAATAATTAGAAGAACGGAAGTCCACTTTTCTTTGTGGTTTCTATGTTTTCTTTTACGATATTTGAAATAATCTCTCTATCTTCGCTGCTCATTAGATAGGCTTCTCGCAGCGATATAGAACCTCTCATAAACCAACAGATTTTATAGAGTTCTTGTTTGAAGTTCTTTACTTCATTTTCTAGATTGGATACTTCCTGTAAAATTTGGTCAATACTCCAGGTCAGTATCCTCATACGAAAAAATTTGATTGATCAAACACAATTGGAACTTCGTATGAGTCTGGCGCGCCTTTTTCTCTATCCTCAGGATATGTTTCAACAGTGAGAGGTTTAATTGAAAACTTTTCTTTTTGTTCTTCAATGTGTTTTACAATTTCGGTATAAAATTTCTTGTCTGCATTCCTTAGAAATTCCTGTATGTGATCAGGATCTGTTACAGATTCATCTCCTGCTTGGATTTTGGTAATACTGTCTGATACCATTCCCACAGTAAGTTCTGTAAGTTTTCTAAAACTATTATTAAATCTTTCTAGTTTTTCTTCCTCAGGAATGTCTTCATTGTTTACTAGAGTAAACAGTCTCTGCTCTTCAAAGGTTTTTAGTGCGTTTTTTGTAAACTCTTGATAGGTCATCGGTCTTATATGCACTATGAGATTGTCAATTTCTATAATTTCTTCAAACTCATTACCTAGTAGATTGTCTAGTATCTGTCTTAGATCAACGGAAAATGATCTTTCTTCGCCTATTTTGGGAACAACTGTTTCGATATCCATCTTATCGCCGTAAGTTGCAATTCTAATAGCTATAAGAACAGCATCAAGATCGAGATTAGGCATATACCAGGCATTTTTTATATTTGGTATACAGCTTTGAATTACGTCAATTGTGGCTTGTCCGTTTAGAAGCGCATCCGGGGTTTTCATTGCAATTTCGTCAGTTGCTGTCATAGGATATACAGGAAATTCTCCTGTATCAGTAACTTCGATAGTACCTGCAGGGTAATATTTCAATTTACTAGGCAAATTGATGTATATTTTAGGTTGCCTAAAATAACTTTTGAGAGGATTTTCCGACATACTGCGCTCCGAATAAATACTTATTGTATAAGTTATTTATATGCGCATTTTATTGGATTTTGAATTATGGCAAAAGAAACGGTTGAAGGCACTATAGGCAACGAAAAGGTTGTTCTAAACAATGCTGCTACCGAGGCTACTCTTGTTACTCTCGTTGAAACCTTTGAAAAAATGTCAAAGGCTCGCGGGGAAAAACCTGCAGATGTAAGGAAAAAACAAAAAGAAGCTGAAAAGTATGCAAGATCTCAAAAAAAAGCAGCAGAAGAAACCGAAGACTTTTCGGGACAGATTGAAGCAAGCACCAACGCACTTCAGGATTTTAGATCTGGTCTAGGAAAAGTAGGAGGAGCGCTTGGATTTGTTGCTTCTAGTCTAACTGGTCTAGTTTCTGGCACATACAATCTAGTAGAATCATTTATGCTAGGAGGCAACAGAATATCCAGTTTCCTAGGAGATGTTCCACTTCTTGGAACATTTGCAGATGTTCTAGACGAGAACATAGACACATATAGAAACATATCAAATGTGGGCGCTAGTTTTGGCAACTCTCTAGAAGAATTTAGACTTACTGCTGCTAGAGCAAGACTGCCTCTTGAATCATTTCAGAATCTAGTAAAAAATAATGCCGAAACTCTTGCTATATTTGGGTCAAATGTTTCAAGTGGTGCAAAAAGATTTGCTAGTTTTTCTGGAGCATTTAGAGAAAGTGATGTAGGCGAACGTTTCATGGGCATGGGAATGACTGTGGAAGATCTCAATGATAGACTAGCAGGGTACATAGAACTGCAGGCAAGACAAGGTCGTTTAGAACGTCTATCTCAGCAGCAGCTTACAGACGGCGCAACTCAATACCTTGAAGAACTAGAAGCCCTTACTAAGATCACGGGCATGGAAAGAGATCAAGCAGAGCAAGCAATGCTAGCTCAACAGCAAGAAGCACGTCTGCGTGTTATGCGAGGAGAAATTGAAGGAGAAGAAGCAAGGTCAAGATTTGATGCAAATATGGCATTGCTAGATCAGTTAGGTCCTCTAGGAACTGCTTTTAAAGACCTAGCAGACGGTGCGGTTAACACAGAAGATGCTCAGAATGCACTTGCTGTTTTAGGACCTAGAGCATTAACTCTAGCGCAACAGATGGGCCGAGGCGCTATTTCCGCAGAAGAGTCAAGAAATCAATTAGCAGAATTTGGTCCACAAATAGAAAGATTTGCAAGACAGGTAGGAGTGCAAGGACTGCAACAGTTAGGCATGAATGCCCAATCATTGGCTATGATTCTAGACGAAGGTGCTAGATTACAAAGATTGAATAATAACGCTCAGGAAGACCTAACTGACGAAGAAATCAAAATTAGAAATCGTGCAACAGAAGTTCTAAACAGTTTCGAACAGACTGTTTCTAGCGTAAGATCTAGAATTGTTGATGTGTTTCTTACTAACCGAGCATGGCAGACAAGCGTAGATAACTTAGAAGAATTTGCCAAATTAATCGGACCTGAAAATATATCAGGATTATTAGATCAACACCTTACACCTGCTTTAGAACGATTTAATTCTTGGTTCGATAATTTTCTAAACGATATTCGAGATATTGGATTAACAAGCGCAATTACCAATGCTGTTGCAGATTTATTCAACAATATTAAAACATTTATTTTTGGCGGGGAAAGGGTAGTTAAAGTTTCTCGTCCTTCGCCGTCGGGTGATTTTTTCCAAGAAGAAGTGAGTAGAGAAGAAAGACAAGGCTTGATTTCAAAATTTGCAGACGGGTTTTCTAATTGGTACGACGAATCTGGTTTGAAATCTGTGTTCGAAAGGATGGCACAAGATATTACAAACTTCTTTGCTACCGCAATCACAGGAAGAAAACTAGATGAGGACGAAAAGCTATCTAGAGAAGAAAAAAAGCGGTTAAACAATTTAAACATTGCAAACGAGATGGGAGACGACTTATCAGATGAACAAATGGCCGAATTAGAACAACTAAAAAGTGTGTATGAAAGAAATAGAGCCATCGAAATGGGACTAATAGGCTTAATTCCTGGCGTTAAAGGAGAGGGTGAAAGTGGTATAGGATTATTCAAAGGTCCATTAAGCCGTCGAACTGGATCGCCAGGAATTGAAAATTTTGGTGAAGGCACCCCTGCAATGCTGCATGGTAGAGAAGCTGTTCTTACAGAAGATCAATTATTCAAAATGGCTAGAGGCACATTTGCTGCAGGATCAAATATTGCTGTAAACAATCTACTCGGAAGTGAATTATTTAAAATAGCAAGCGGGGCTTTTTCTGCAGGAGTGTCTAATAGTAGACCAAGACTAGACGAAAATAGGGTGGCTAACATAACAGATGAGTCTAATAGTAGACCAAGACTAGACGAAAATAGGATGGCTAACATAACAAATGATGCATTTTCTAAAGTTCTACAAGACAGTAAATCTAGACTATCGGAAAATGAAATCAACAGAATAGCATCAAATGCCTTTTCGGCTGATAGATTAAATAGTCTGCTACAAGTTGATCAAAAACTAAGACAGATAGAAAAAGACGCAGACAATACAAATCTTATATCTGCTATAACAGATCTCAAAGACAGTTATTCTTCCGTTAGTCCGTCTGACAATCAAACAGTCAATAACGATCTTACACAAAAAGTAGATCAATTAAATAGTACTATGCAAGATGTTCTCACAGTGCTAGTTAATTCGCATGATGTGGAGAAACGTCAACTACAGAGTTTTAGAAATTCTGGCAACAATCTCTATAAGAGCATAGGATAAACATGTCTTGGAAAAAGTATTTTACTCCTGTTCCAACAGGAAACAACACAGAAGGCTCATACAGTCCTCTAGGCTCGGGCAACGGGCAATCACCCGGACCAGCCAGTTCGAACTATAATTCCTACTTACCAGATGTTTATGTAGGTTCTCCTAATCGTGTAGAACGCTACGGTCACTACAATACCATGGATCTCGATTCAGAAGTAAATGCTGCTCTAGATATTCTAGCAGAGTTTTGTACACAGCCTAACGAACAAAACGGTACTTCATTTAGATTTAATTTTAACAAATCGGCTACTAATTCAGAGATACAGATTCTTTCGCAGTACCTAAAACAATGGTATAAACTGCAGAAACTAGAAACAAGAATGTTTCGTCTTATTAGAAACGTTTTCAAATACGGCGATGAAATCTTTATTCGCGATCCAGAAACCAAAAAATTGTTTCACGTAGAAGCAGCAAAAGTTAACAGAATAATTGTAAATGAATCAGAAGGAAAAATTCCTGAGCAGTACGTTATACAGGACATAAACTTCAATTTCAAGGACATGATTGCTACTACCCCGTCAGAAACAAATGGCAATATACTAGGCGGCGGTTCGGGCTACCTCGAAGGCGGTGTGAGAGGCATGGTAGGACAGTATCCTAAGCAGAGCGGATCGCGTTTTCAACTAGAGCAAAACGAAGTAGCAGTAAACGCGGAACATGTGCTGCATCTCAGCCTTTCAGAAGGACTAGACAGCAACTATCCATTTGGCAATTCTCTTTTAGAAACCATATTCAAAGTCTACAAACAGAAAGAACTGCTTGAAGACGCTATCATAATCTATCGTGTGCAGCGTGCGCCAGAACGCAGAGTATTTTATGTAGACGTCGGCGGCATGCCATCTCACTTGGCAATGCAGTTTGTTGAAAGAGTAAAAACAGAAATACATCAGAGAAGAATTCCTTCTGCAACAGGCGGCGGCGCTAATGTAATTGATTCAGCATACAACCCGCTTTCAGTTAACGAAGACTACTTCTTTCCGCAGACAGCAGAAGGTAGAGGATCAAAAGTTGAAACACTGCCAGGCGGTACAAACCTTGGTGAGATAGATGACTTGAGATATTTCACTAACAAACTCGTGCGCGGTCTCCGCATACCTTCTTCTTATCTTCCAACAGGTGCAGAAGACGGTGCTACTTCTTATAACGATGGCAGAGTAGGTACAGCATATATTCAAGAATTGCGTTTCAATACCTACTGCGAAAGACTACAAGGTTTACTGATAGAAGGGTTTAACGAAGAGTTCAAACGCTACCTACTAGAAAAAGGTGTAAACATTGACACCAACATGTTTGATTTAGAGTTTGAACCACCGCAGAACTTTGCGTCATACAGACAAGCAGAACTTGATAATTCGCGTGTGCCTACATTTACGCAGATGTCAGCAATTCCTTATATTTCTAATAGATTTGCCCTCAAACGCTTCTTAGGCCTTACTGACGAAGAACTTGCTGAGAATGAAAAACTCTGGCGTGAAGAAAACGAAGAAGAAGTAGAAGCTGCTCCGGCAGATGCTGCTGCAGAAATGCGCGGCGCAGGCATTAGTTCTGCAGGCATAGCAGATGATGCAGGCGGCCTAGAAGATGAAGCGCCGACGGAAGGCGGAGAAGACGGCGGCGACGCCGAAGGTGTCGACACAGCAACCGACACCGGACTAGGCGACGAAACAGGCGCACAACCACCCGAAGGCGGATCTCCCTCACCGTAATAAATACTTCCATGATACTTAGAGAAATCTTTTACTTTGATAGACAAACGGTTGAGCCGAATCAGGACGACCGTTATGATCCAGTCTATGACGACAGCATTGTTTCTATGGACGATACAAGAACAACTAGACTCACTCTAAGACAGATCAACAGAGCAAGAAAATCTGCAGAATTGCACACGCAGGAAAAAAACAAAGAACTAGACTTTGTACGCTCGATGTATGGTATTGCCGCTCAAGGAGAGGAAGGCGCTATCTAAATGGCCAAGATTGACAAGAGTCAATATACAAAAGCAGAATGGCGCATAATTAAAGAACAACGGCGCCAAGAAAAACTGCAAAAATCTTATACTCCTCTCAACGAACCAGTAAAATCTTTTCAAGCCGAACCAGCACCAAAACAGTGTGCGTTTGTGTTAGGCAACGGCACAAGTCGTAAAGGCATAGAAGTTAACAAATTACAACAGCAAGGCAAAGTTTACGGCTGTAACGCATTATATCGCACACATGAACCTGACTATCTTGTTGCTGTAGATGTAAAAATGGTAGCAGAAATTGCCAAAAGCGGTTACCAGCACCGACACGAAGTATGGACTAACCCCAACAGATCCTTTTCTAAATTTCACAATCTTAACTTTTTTCATCCTGCAAAAGGCTGGAGTTCAGGACCTACCGCGCTATGGCTTGCTAGTCAGCACGATTATAAAACTATTTTTATTCTCGGTTTTGACTACAAAGGAATAGATGACGGGAAAAAATTCAATAACGTATATGCTGATACTATGAATTACAAAAAGTCAAGAGACAGTGCTACCTTTTTTGGAAACTGGCTAAGACAAACCAAAACTGTTATAAAAGATCATCCTCATATCCAGTTTAAAAGAGTAATAACAGCAGATAATTACTGTCCTGAAGAACTAAATAGATTTGACAATTTTAAAACAATTCGTCGAGAAGATTTCGAAAAAATCTTCAATTTAAAGTAATTTCT